CTTTCAATAAACTCTACAGGAGATGATTCAGGAATAACCCCACCAATAAGTACATTCTTTTTTTGTGTGTCAGTTCTAGCATGTTCTACTACATCTGTACTAGCCTCTGGAACAAGAACATTGTTCAACCTATAGATTATTGGTTTGTTGAAAAATGAAGCAATAGAATTATCAATACAATTTTTAGATATATTACATTTATTTCGGTTTTCACCAAGATGTAAAAGGTCTAATTGTACTATTGATATATCTTCATCGCTATTTAGTATTTTTAAATAATCCAATTTAAAATCAATTTGCAACTCACTCATTTTTCTCACCGCCCTTCTTAGGTTTGTTTTTTGTCCACTGTGATAATAAAACAGACAAATCTTCACATTCTATAAACACCCAAATAAATCTCTTTGTGTGAACATGTTTATATTGGTAAATAGGGAATACTCCGTTTTTAATTAGAAAATCTTTTAAATTAGGTGAACCGCACGAATAAGTTTTAATAACGTTGTTCGCCTCTAGTTCAGGAGTATTAACTATTAACATAATAAATTAACCTCCGAACGTATTGTCAAACAGTTGTAATATGGCAGTATTATCTCCAATATTTTTTATAGAGTCTCTAATAAAATTAGCCTTTTGAGTTTCTTCCCTTTGTTCTTTTAAGAAATCGAGGGCAAAATCAGCTAAAAATCCATTATTTATCCCCATAGCATAAGCGTACATTTTGTTGTAGACATCATTAGTATCCTGTTCTATGTCATAAGTTACATCTACAAAATGAGTTATGGGGAAATTCTCTAAATCAAAATCAGGCAGTGATATATCTGAATCCATATTAATTAATATATTGTTATTATTACAAAATTCTTTTACTAATTGTGCGTGGTGATATTCTTCCTTACTCCAATCATCCCAATATTTAGAAAGATTTTTATACCCTTTAACATCAAGAAAGTTAGATATTTTTTGATAAGAATACATGTTATGCATTTCATGTAAGTATGCTTGACTCAAAATATCTATCGTTTCTGAATCAAATGTTATAGGCACATGGATCACCTCCGTTTTTTACGATAAAACACAGATTTTATCGGTTAATATTTTTTCAATCATCATCTCTATTTTCATTACTTTCCATGTCTCTCGAAACCTCGCCTCCATCGGAAACTGATGTCTGAGTGGGTCTTCCGTCTTGTTTGCTGTTGAACATCGAATTTAAAGGTATCATCAAGTTTCGTAACCCGAGCTTATCCTCTAAAATTAAACTAGACTTAACCTGAAAAGGCTCTTTACCAGTAGCCGCAAAGAACTCTAGTAGGTGCGAATTAGTTGTCCTTACTAGGTTTGCGTACATTTCGATTTCTTCTTTTTCGTTTAATTTGTTTCCAAAAAATCTTACTTGGAATCTGTATTTTTTTGTTTTTTGCATCAATATCCAATTAACAAAGTTGGCATACTGACTATACATATGTGTGCTTACGTAAGCAAAGTCAATTAATGATGAAAATTTCATTGCAGTTCCTTGTTTGATTTCAGAAGATCCAAACATAGATTTTGAAAACCCAGAACTAGCATAAAATGTATCATTTGATATGTTTACAATTTCATCAAACCTATTTGACTGATCTACGTTAAATAATTCTGACTCAAAAGGTGACGAATATGCTCTCATGTTACTTGGTAATGTAGATTGTATTACTTGAGTTATTTCTTCAGCTAACTTATAAGGTACAGCCATTTGTTTATTATCTTTATCTAGTGGTATTTTCATCGCTATAACTTTAAACAAGTCTAGTGCCATTTTGTTTTTCAACAAATCTTTATATGATAAAGTATCTAAAGCAGCAGACATTGAATAAACCAACGGTGGTAGTTTGTCGTTTTTACTAGGATTGAATGTAAATACCCAACCTTTTTCCACTGGAACTTGATAATACTGATATGGAGCTAAAGCTTCGCCTTCTAAGAGTTCTTTTCTCATAGTGGTAAATTTTATATATGCTTCATATAGTTCTGGTATTTGACATGGTACACTAATAAATTGATCAAAAAACGTTAAGTCAATGGCGAACATAAATCCATAAGTCCAAGGGGCAGTAATATAACAATAATCTGTTGGTAATTGTAACAGGCTTATTGTGTCTGATGTTTCGCTTATCCAATAGAACGCAACGCCATCTTCCATTGTTTGTAGGTCTACTTTGGGAATTTGGTATTTAATATTCATTTTTTGCAATGTTCTTAAACATATATCATAAGCATGAAGATACTCTTTTGTGTCAACATTACCTTCTACGTCTGAGTCAGACGGTAATAACACATAATTAAATGATTTAATAGTGTTCATATATGATACAGTTCGACTATATTGACCAACGGCATATGATAGATATTGGCTTAAATGTCTTAAATTTTGATCAAAATATTGTGGGGATAATAACCACTGCTCAATCTGTTGAGATGATGCAGCGTGAGGATTTATGTTTATTTGTTGTAATAATTGTTCTGAATATATTGGTTGGTACATACCGTTTGCAGATGCACTTTTTGTTAACCACTCTGATTGTTTAAGTTTTTTAGCCAGACTGTCAGTAAATATTTTTCTTTTATGTTCGTTTGTAAATGTTTGGATAAAATCCTCTAGTGGTTCACCAAGTAGTTGTTCAATATGTTTCATTTGCTCTGGTGTAGCCATTTTTTCTTTCTTTTTGCGACCCAATATATCACCTCATTTCTCTTATCTGAAAATTTTAGACAAAGCACTAGATGTGTTTGTGACTTTTTTTGAATATTTAACAAAATGTTCTAACCCATTATCATCATCTTCTTTTAGTAATTCTTGCTCTAATAAGTCAGCAAAATAACTACCATAACTACAGCTTGTGTATCTATCTTTACGCATAGATCCTGTGGTTTCAAGTTTTATATTCCCACTAACAACAGAAAACTCTAGTGCTACAGTTTCATTTATAAGTTCTGAAAACTGTGCGTAAGGATGCAAATACCATGCTTTTAAATTTAAGTCTTGTGTGTTTGAAAATTCTCTATTTTTAGAATTACTTAAATAAACTTCAGCCTCTGTTTCGTTTATAAGAAAACTACACATACCTCTCTGTAGATTATCTCTGAAGTTTACTGCTATATCACTATTTAGCTTGGCATACGCTTGAATTGGATAAATTACTGGCAAAGCTTTTGTTGATAGGGTTTTTTCTTTTAATTCTTCTATAAGTGTCTTATCTAGAGATTTGTGTTCGTATACTGTAAATGCATCATATTCTATTCCACGTTCATCGTCTTTTGTTACAGTTGCAAGCTGTTCAAATACAGATATACCAACTTGAGCTAAGTCTAATACTAGATAATCAGCTTCAAAATCATAATATAATTGTTTGATTCTTAAAGATTGATATCCAGTATGTTCACCTTGATATGATTCCATGTACACGAACTCTCTTTGGTAACCCTTAGTTGTAGGCAACAACCTTATACATGTTAGTATAGTGTTATCGTTTTTTCTACCTCTTCTTGTAGATATGTCAGCAGCTAATAATCTTATTTCGCCATCTATTCTTTTTATTTCGGCAGAGGCTTTATTTTTACCAGTTCCAACCATATCTTTCCTTTGAGGATAAAAAGACTTTTTTAATTTTCTATTTTTAGTAAACATTTCTAATTTAAAGTATGCATTAGCATTTTCACCAAATGGAATATTTTCATATTCTTCCATGAATGTTATTTCATCCATAGTTGTTTTTTCTTTAGCTATTTGTTTTGCAGTTTTTATACCATGTTTTATAGCCAACAAGTAATCAAATGCAATAAATCCAACACTAAAACCTTCCTGCATCATCTTGATAGCCTTTAATGTTTCTTCATACCACCACAATCCTTTGTGATAAGCCGATGAAATTAGAACTTCTCTAGGTTCTTCTATTAAGTGAGCATATTCTGGATTTTTTAAATATGGAGTTTGTCTAGCATATGCAAAAGGCTTTACTATACTATCGTATTTAATTTTATCCATTATCCTGAATTCCTCACCAATAGTGAAAGTCGATCTCTCGCCTCTACCAGATTCAGCACAGGCAACGACTTTGACGGTACTACCATTGTGAAGTAAGCATTTACAGTCGTTTTGAGACATTGTTAAATCTGCAATCTCTCTTGCTATATTGGGGTAATCTAAGCGTAACTTTTCAATTTTACCTAAAATAACTTTTGCTTGTTTCATGGTTGCAGCAACTACAACTATTTCACTATTTGGATACAAGACACCCCTAGCTAAAGCCAACAGCCCAATGAGCCAAGATTTTGCACTAGCTCTACTTGCTATTGTTACAAAGCTTTCACATATACTCATGAAGTACAACCATATAATTTGATACAAATGCAATTGAACTCCAAAATAATGTTGAATAAATCTGTGGACGTTCCTTCGGTAGAATGTTGTCCAATCAATTATTTTTTCACGTTTAGTATCTGTGTAATCTTTTGGCTTCACCATTGATTTAGGTGCTGCAAACTGATTAGCATGTCCAGCATATTTAGTAAAATTGTTTTGAAATTTTTTATATGAAGGCATTAATCATCACCACCTTCAAAAACATCAATATTAGTATCAATGTTTTCATCAACTCGGAAATTGCGTTCTCCTGTAAGGAAATTTTTTATAGGACGAACTATGTAGTTATTGATATATGACACAAAACCATCCATATCTTTATATTTTTCCTGTTGCTCATACCATTCCGCAGGAGTTAAGTTTTCTATATCTTTAATCCATACACCATAAGCTTCTTGAGATTTTCCAGCACTGGCAACATTTGATTTTGCAGGATCTACTGATGCGGTTTTCATCAACTTTTGCAATTCGTCAAGTTTTCCAGTAACAGTTTTTCCATCGTCTCTATCTCTCATTATTTCTAATTGCTTGATACATATTTCTTTTATTAATACAAGTTCTGCTTGGTTATCACACTTATGCGTTGCTTTCCAATTGGATAACTCCATTTCTAAATATTCTAAATCTTCAATTGTAAATTTTTTACCCCAAAATAACTTTAGTTTAGGATCAATTATTTCGATTTCCTTTTGTTCTATTGTGTTTTCAATATTTTCATAAACTACACTATCTTTAAACCTAAACGATGTTATTTGTTCGTTTTCTTTACTTAAAGATCCTAGTTTACTTTTATATACTCCAAAAATTTTGTCTAAATTTCTATTTTCTTGCACCCATTTTTCCATATGAGATCTAGTTTGGTTGACAGCATCTTTACTGAAACGAACATCTAAATCTTCACAAGTTAGCAATATAGCCTTTTCAACATCTGCATGTATAGAATGATAGGTATTATACATTTCGTTACAACAGTCTCTACAAACCGACATCTTACCATTAGTGTCAATCATAGGATTTGTAGCTTCGTAAAATTGTACAAATGACATTACTTTTCTGCATTTACGACAATAGGCTACATCTTCACCAGCTATTAGGTGATTTTTATTTTTTCTCCTAGACATAAAATACGCCCCTTCAATAATTAAAAATTTTACACATAACAAAAAGACCGATTATTCATCGGTCTTTCTATATATATAAAAACTATTTTATAATCGGAATATTAAAAGCTCCACCAGCAACAAACATTGAGAATCCTTCTCCACAGTCTAAACAATTAAAAAACGCTCTTGTTGGTTTGCTTATAATATATATTCCATTAAATTTATGTACAGCCTCTGATTCAAAATCAGATTCCGCAAATTTTAAATGGTCACACATTTCATCTTCGATTTCGAATTCATTTTCAATAATTTCATCTTCAATAATATATTTCACGAAATCACCGCTTTCCATAGTGTTTTTTACTCATTTTTACCAATGCTACACCTAAGTCATCTCTTAGTTTAGATATTGCGTCCATATATCCCTGATAATATTCTTCATGAGAAACTTCGTCCATTACGGTGAGTAGCTTTTCAATACCATCAGACATTTTTGAGGTCTTAATAAAATTGACAATATTCGCTAATACTTCGTTAAAATCTTCAGGATTAACTGCTGCTTCTATGGTTGGTTTTTTTACTGGCAATTTACATCCTATAAAACCTTTTGTCTTTTCGGCTTTTACGTTTCGCATTTTATCAAAAGCATCATTGTCTAATGATTCAAAGATATATTTATCTACTTCTTTGTTGTTTATAAAGTATTGCTCTTTTACTGTATTATCTTTGTATTGTTTTTTGTAAACAAATTCCATAACCATACTCCTCCTATTAATATAAAAATATGGTCTTTTCCTCTGTTTTACCCAAACCTTCTTCAAAAACCAAAAAAGAGGCGGTTGGGTCTGAAACCCTTTTTAACTTAACACTAAATTCGTCAAGTCCAATTACTGAACCAACACCAATACATCCTTTTTTTATTCCAGCATTAATTGAATTAGCATGATGTTTATGACCAGTAATTAAAAAATCAATAGGCTTATTGTACATATGACTATAATCTTTTAACGAAGATACAACGTTAGATTCTTCTCCATGTACGCCCAAAATGTTAAAACCTTGTATTTTGGTATATATGTTTTTAGTATAATTATTGTTTATCATTACATTTGGATTGTCACTTAGAATTTCTTTTACTAATGTAACAATGATTTTACCCATGTTTTCATGCGGCATCTCTCCTTTTTTTGAGGAAAGAAGGCGCACATCAGTATGATTACCCTCGGTATAAAAGAAATCTACGTAAACATACTTACTCAATTCACCTAACCAAGATGCTAAGAAGTATGCATATCTAATTGCAGACTCTATTAATCCGTATTTTAAATTCATTAGTTGTCCAATTCTTAGTATACCTTCTAGATCATCTCCTAAATCAAATACTTTTATGGAGGAAAATCCTTCTTTGTTACATATATGTAGAGTCTTATTTAAAAGTTTCCACATTCTATTTTCAAATATAGTAGGACTATATTCATTTAAAATTTCACCATCTAGTCCGAATATTTTCAATTCTTTATCGTAGTGGGTATCAGTAAAAACCAATAACCCAGACTTATTTGATTCTTGATTTGTTATAGGTTGTGGTTTGGTTGGTATACTGCCAAATGTCTTAATTGCATCTACAGCATGTTCAATAAATAACTCAAACCTAGCTTGTTCCCTCAACAATTGAGAAAGTGAAACTTTTTCAGTTCTAATTTTAATTTTTTCTTTTTCAAGTTTTTGTCTTTCTGATTCAATTTTGCCTAAAACGGAATCATCAGATATATTTTGAGTGAATTCTTCATCTAAAATATCTATGATTTTTTTAGCACCATACATTCTTTTTCGACATTCTGTTGATGATAATTCTTGATCAAACAACAATGATGATAATTCAACATAGTCTGTATCTATTACTCTGTCTGATTTAGCTTTTACTATTCTTTTTACATAATCAAGTTTTGATTCATTTTGTTTTCTTTGTAGGAAATCTTCCAAATATATCAATCCTTCTATAATTATTTTAAAGTTGTACTCGACCCAACTATTGAGCTTTCTTTAGCCAGAACCCATTTGGAGTAGCTTCATAAAGACGATATCTTTCGTCACATATTATCCAAGTAAGATTTTCTTTTCTGAATTGTTTGTTAGCCTTAAACTCTTCAATGTCTTTGTCTGAAAAATACACTAGATTTTCTCTCAAATATAATCCCACCCTTAATATTATTTAGATTGATTTGAAATTCTCCTAAGATACAACTTATAGATATCATCGACAACATAATAGGTTTTAGCTTTGGATTTGTGTGTGCGGTTAGCAACATACAACCCTTGCGTTCTACCTTTTTCGACCTTTAATAATTTCATTTCAACCATCTGATCTTTTACTGTTTTTGATACTTGTACCAATTAACATCTTCCTTCCGTTTTGGGATTATTATTTTTATATTGTAAAAAGCCTTGGTGTTTTTTTATTGTTAGGGATTTAAAATGGCTCTATTATGTATAAACTAGCACTTACATCCCTAAATTTAGGTGTGACAATCTTTTCAACGTGTACATTAGAAGTCTTCCCTAAGAGGGCATATTATTTTTTTACTAACATAAAACCATAAAGTATTGATATGGCTGTGTTTGTAATTAATTTGTATATACTGTACTAAAAAACTGAAAATTACAAATCTACACTGTCGCAATAATTTTAAGACAATTTTCTATTTTTGTGACATTATTATTTTTTACTGCGTGATTTTCTCTTTCTTTCTGCTTGTGTTTTTTTCTGTTGTTCTTTTTCTATCTTTTTGGCACACTTTTGGCAATATTTGGTTTTATTATTACTTCTTCTTGTTAAATTACCACATAACTCACATTTAACATATTTTTTAGTTGCTATATTATGTTTAATATTGTTTATGATTATATCTCCAAAACATTCCCATAGTGTGACTTTGTTGTTTGATTTTTTTTCATTATATAAGTAGTTTACAAGCACAGAAACCACGTACTGTATATCTGTATTAACTTTTAAAATTTCATTTCGTATTTGTAAATAAGCGTACCTATATCCATTGTAATCACTTGAATTATTCATCATGAAAAATTTCTTCATGTCTAAATGATTGTATAGTTCTATTATTTCTTTATCACGCTTGGTGTTCTCTAGTATGTCAAATATCCTATAATCAAACTCTCCTACGTTAGCATAGTTAAATTTCAATGTTGGGTTTCCTATTTTTAACCCTATTTTGTTTACCGTAGTGCTTTTCCACTTTTCTACTTTAGTTTTATCTTTGTCTTTTGCGTATATAAAGAAATGAGGTAATTTATTTTTAGTATAACTCAATATCTGTTTGTGAATTTTTTCTGGTCTTTCAGGTCTGTATAATGTTTTTGCATAATCAATTTGATAATTATTTTCAGCTGTAAGTAGTTTAATGATATTCAAATCAATATTATCGCTATTCCATATTTTTGAGATATTATTACTATATATCCCAATATTACCACCAGTATAAGCCATACTTAGTCCGTTATATATAATATTGTTATTGATTTCTATCGAGGGTGCTTTAGCCATACTATAATATAATGGAACTATATCTCTCATATTTCTTTCGGCTATATTAACAATAGTTTGATCTGCCACAACCAAAGAACAATCACCATCTACATCGAATTGTAATATTTTACTGATTAAATCATGTATACTTGTGTATAATCCATCAGTAATAAACCATTCAGACTTTTTATCATCTATAACATTATTTCTTACAGCATGTTCTCTGTATAAATGTGGACTTCTTAAACAATCAATTTTATCTACATCTTTATATATCCTACAAAAAACATCACCATTCCCCAGTAACCCACTAGGATTATTGTTATTTTGAAATAAAAATTCACAAAATGCATATAAGTCTGGACATATAAATGTGTATTTCCCAAAAATATCTATTCTACCAGATTTACCTTCTGTAACCAAACTTCTTTTTGTGTCTTTTAATATGTTTTGACTATATGAATCCCTTAAAATGTTAGGGTAAAGTTCAATGGCTTGCTGTAAATAATTTTTGTTTTTATTATTTTCTGTTACACCTAACGCTTTTTTCATACTTTCTTGGTTGCTACATAGGTTTTCAATCTTAGTTTTAGTGACACTGATAATTTGATTAATTTCTTCATCTGTTATATCAGTTAATGTTTGTAACATTTGGTAATTGATTTTTGCACTATTTGAAAAACTACCTTCTTCATTACATTTCCCTGCTTGACATTTGTATTTTTTAAAATTATCACAATACATTCCCCACGAAGAATAGTATTTGTACATTTTAAATTGAGATTTTGTAAATATTACTTCTATATTGTCTTCAACTATATCCCATTCTTTTCCATATATATCTTTTATTTTAGTGTCTGCATTGTGACTAATGATGAATTTCTTGAAATCAAAAGGCACAAGCAACCCTTTAATCCAAGGAAGTCTTACCATGAAGGATTTTTTACTTACATCAGGCAGTATCATCCCACACCCATCTGTGTGTGTTACTGGTACTTTCATTCGCTTTCTTTCGATTGTGTATTTTTTTTCGTCTATAAAGTCAACAATGTCTTCAATCTCAGTTTCCATGTCTTCTACGACAATGGATTTACTGATATCAAAATTAGACCACAAATCAGTAGCAGAGTTACATAATGCTAGATATGCAAGATATTTATTAACATTAATCCCACCACATTCATTTATTTTGTTAACTGTTAGACCACACATCAAAGAACTCAAATGTTTTTGTAGTGTATTCTCTTTTATAAAAACCGTTTTCTTTGTTCTTATTTGACCAGCACTAGCTGTAAAACACACATATTTGTCTTCGTTCCAATAAAACCCATTTACAATCAAGTCTTTTATTATATCAAAATGATAAGTATGTACTATTATTATTTCTTTTGTCAATTGATTTTCATTTAATTCAAATGTTCGTGTTAATGTTGATTCAAATATAGCTACAACATTTTTATCAAAAACTTTTTCAATATCAATATTTCTAATATTTTGACTTAATTCAAATTGAAGATACAACTGAGATTTTATTTCTTTTATTTTTTGGTTATATACAGATAATCTAATTCTGGCAATTTTAACATATTTTTTTCGGGTTGAATTTTTTTCAATTTTTTCTTTTAGTAATCTTTTTAATTTCTTGTATTTGTTCATCCTATTGTTTATTGAATTTTCTATTTGTGTAAAAAATACGTCTGTATCAAAAGAGTAACAAAAAACTTGCCTTTCAAGAGCCAAATGTAATCACTCCAATTTTTCGAGATTTTCCAAGATTATTACACAATTTTTGCAGATTTTACTTTACTTTTTGCGAATTTTGCACATGCTTTACATACATAATTGTCCGTATCTACAACCACATATAATCTATTATAGTTAGTAACCAGCCTACCACACACAGAACATTCTTCTGTCCCGGTAGATTGATTAGCTGAATCTTCTAAATTCATACTTCTAATTTCAGACGAATGTAACTCATTGTCATAATAAAAACACTTACTCTTATACAATACCGTTTCATACCCCCTACAAAAAACTTCATATACTTTTTCATCCTCAAAAGTAATAGTCCATGTATTAAATTTGCCAAACTTATCCATAACTTTGATGTTTTGCATACAAAATCGACTCCAATCCAATTAATTTTACGTTAACTACAAGCGTTATACGGTGAATATTTTTAAAAACGTATACAGATACTAAAATACATAAATAATTCGTCTACGAAGCTGTGGTAAGCTGTAAATAGATTCTAAAATTGATATGTAATTTACAATTAGATGTGTGTATGCGTCTAAGAAAATATTAAGACGCAAGAATTGTGAAAAATGCGTTTAGATGACGTGTCCTAATTTTCTCAAAAGCTTAACAATATAATTAATTCCCTTACCAGTAACCAAAGGAGTAATGGTTCTGTTTCCAAGCCTATCTTTCCATATTTTACATCTAAAGTAATCTTGGTCTAATGTCATGAATCTTTGATATGGCTCATTGTTGCCCATAAGTAGATTGTTTTTCCTCAATATAGAAAACAGTTCGTGAGAGCCAATTCCTAATGATTTAGCAACCTGACCAACTTTAAGCAGACCACCGGCATCTACCATCTTGTCATAACCATCAGCTTTAGGTTTAAGAATTTTGATTTCTTGTTCCTGATTGGCTATTATGACATCTTTCTTTTTGATTGTATTGTCTGCAATCAATATAGCTTTAGACAATATGGTTAATTCATCATCTTCTTCTTTAATAGGAATATAACCGCCAGTTTGCCTAATTTGTGGCAAAACTTCATGTGTAACCCATCTTTTAAACTTTTTAGCTTCCTGCATTGTACTTCCAAATATTGCATTATACAAACCAGACTCATTGATTATTGTAAGTCTAAAGGTCGCTCCATTTTGGAGCAATCCTTTGTATTCTTGGCTTTGTGGGTTTATTTCAAGTTTATCTTCTTGATCAATATGGTCGTACATTTTTGTAATCTTGTTATATCCTAAAATTTTAGCTACATCTTTAGCAATAAACCAAGGTTCTCCATCTTTAATTATTGTTCTTAATTCGTCTTTGTTGTAATTAAACACACTCAATTCCAAACTATCACTGATTTTTAACATAATACCCCACCTAACGATTCGTTATTTAGTCTTTACACGCAAAAATGTTTCTAATGGCATTTTCTGAACCTGCCACAGACAACACATATACGTAATATTATTTTTACACTATACTATTTCACCTAACATTAATTCAACCAATAACTCTACATCTGAATTTACATCAAATGTTTCAGATACCTTACCATTCAAAAACATATCTACAACTGTATCTACGTCTGAATTAAAAAACCTATTAAACTCTGTATCAAATTTTTTCATTTCCCTCACCTCTTCCTTAATTTAATTATAGCATAAATTATGTTAACTTGTCAAGATATTATTTTTATATTGTCTAATATTCTCCATCTCTACCACTAAGGTACTCATCCAACATCCTACAACAATCTTCAGTATATTTAGCATCGTGTCCACAGCGATAGCAAGTAATATGCCCCCACTCATCCATGTTGTAAGAATACAAATGCGTACAGTTAACTTGTCTTTCAAGAGTCTTCATTTGTTGTTTGAGTTTTTGGTAACTTGAAACTTTCTTCATAAATAACACCTCTTTTATAATTTATATATTAGCTTATACGTATGTTGTTTTCCATTTATTCTTGATCTTCCACTAACTATTTTATAACCCAACAATTCTGCCATTGCAACAACAGTTCTATTAAATGTTATTTGAGAATAAAACAAATTTAAAACCCTAAACCTACAAAACATTATTATAATCTCATCTTTGTCTTCTTCTTTATAAATCCTGTATTGTTTAGTTTCTTTTTCAGATATACCATCTGGTACTAACCACTTTTTATCTATAAAATCCTTAAAACCCTCAATATCATAAACTTTAGTTTGCATATGCCCAACTGGGTTGTGGATATTATACAGCAAATCTTTAGATACTGTGTTGATATACTCTTGTTCTCTGATTTTTACATTAGTGTCATCTTCAAACACATCTAATATAGTAAATTCAAAAGAAGTTGCTCCATATTTAACATAATCATCTAATATTTTACTGTTGTGGTGTACGCCATTTTCCATATCTCTAAGGTGATAAAGCCATCTAAGTGATATGTCACCGCTTGACCCTATATAAAGCTTGTTATTAATTTTGTTTCTAATTTGATATATTCCTACCATCTTAAACCACCTCATTATTTTTATATTGTTATAATTTTGATAACCTGTCTATCCAACCAATTAACAGTTTTCTCATTCTTATTGATGGGATATAAATAAAAATTTCTTTACCATCTCTAATTGCCGATCTCCATATCCACTGTATCATCTCAGACAAAGCATACTCATCTTCATATACGTCTATGCCATGCTCAATGAAATAATTTTTCAAATATGGATTCAAAAACCTATTCACACAATATGCTAAAAATTTCTTATTCTTAAAATCGTTTGTAGCTCTAGCGTTTAATGCTACAAATCCCTTAGTATACCCATTACCACACAAGTTCTGTTTAAAGTCCATAAAAACTGTCCACATGTTATCGCTAGATTTTGATTTGTATCTGTGCTTAAATAAATTTTCAATATTAGATTTTAATTTCTTAATGTTTTTCTTATCCCTAGTTTTCTTGTCTCTTTCAAACCAAGAATACGATAAACTGCTTGAAAAATTATCTCCCACTGAATTATAGTTTTTATCTTCTAATATATGTATTTTGTTTTTTAATTTATTTACATAGCTTGGTATAGCATTATTTTCAGAGAAAACATACACACCGTTTATTTTGTCTACTCCAATTTTTTTATACTTTATACCATTTAAATCATAATAACATCTTTGTATTTGTGCCTCAAACATATATGTAAGTATATATACCGTTTTAAAACATTTAAAAATTTCAGCAGGAAAATACCACAACATTAACTTATTGTCAATAAGTAACAAGTTCTTATTTAGTGCCATTAATTTTATATCATCAAACCTATCCCCATTGTAATCTAAGTCATCCCAAACCACTAAATTGTCTTCATTCACATGAGCCAAACCTTTGTTTAATATGTGTTTAATATCATCTTTATGTAGTGGTATATGCTCTAAAACATCAACAACTTCATCTAATACTAATATATAATCAGATTTAGACAATATATCAATAGTTTCATCACTATAAACTTTAAACAATGCGTGAGTGCTTGCTATATTTTTGCCACTAATTAACAAATCATGTAAATCTTTCAATTTACCTTCACCATGATTGACTGGTTCTTTAAATTTTTTATTTGGACAAGAGGATTTAATTCTTTCCACCTCTTTTAAGAACGGTGTTATGAATATATATTTGTTATCCATATCACTATTAATCATATTAATACCTGCACTAGTCTTACCTGATCCCATTATAGAGTCAACTACAAACACTTCATTTTTTTTGATAAAAATCACACCCCTCAAATACAGTAATAATGCCTATGTCAGATCAAAACTTCCGTAACGAAAATGAAACCATTGACACAAGCATGTTTTAAGACTTTGGTCTAATAGCAAAAGTCTCAAGTGAAAATGCTAAATGCTTCTGTCTACCCAAGAAGTAACAAGAAGAGCCTATGTAGAAAGGGGGCATATAAATAATATGGGTATATTTGTAAAATATACACCCTATATCTTATCCCTTACATTAAGTATACCATAATAAATTATATCTTGTCAATACAATATAAAAAAAATATCAAAAAAGTATCTATACAATATATCCATGAACCAGTCGAAGTAAAATACACCAAAATATAGATATATCAACAATATAGATGTAATATTTCATATATACACAAATATCCTATAAACACAGTCGAATTAAACCATATACAATATACTATAAAAGCATTGATATTACTATGTTTACAGTATACACTTAAAATTGTTAACCAATCAATATGATAAAAATAATACACTACAACATAAGATACAACGACATTTCAACGATGTTATAATGTGGGAATTGTAACATAAAATTTTAAAGAGGGGAGAGATGTGAAAAAAATATTTTGGAAAAAGATGGATAAAATAGGATGAAAAAATTGATGGTGTGGAGATGAAAGTGCTGTATTTACTCAACCAAAAAATAAGCGTCAAATATTTGTAAAGTAGGGGGCGTGCTGCAACTGTAGCAACGGTTACAAGGCAATTATACATGTAATACAAATGTTAAAAAAGTATATATAATATATAAGTATATGTAATTTTGAACTGATATGATTGCATATTGGAGGAGGTGCAGGAAAAAATAAATAAAAATAAAAAAATATTTTTTGTATTGTGTAAAGTGTGTAATAGCAAGACTTTTCGTATAACTAGAAGTGTGTGAGCGAAGTATTCTTATATATTATATTAATATATATTCTATAATCCTTTATTAACCTATGTTTCAATATGTTTTGCTTTATAACATAGTATTCATCTATATTTAAAATTTAAACATCTTACAATGTAGTGTTTTAAATACATACAAGTGTTATTATTTTAAAAATCAAGCTACTACTTATCAAGTAGCAATATCTCGATTGTAATTATTGGTATTACTATATTGTAACAAATATAAAGAAATATAGTAAAAAAATAATACTATATAGGACTATGGAACTATTTTTAAAAGT